CAAATAAGTATCATAAAATTAGTCTTAAGTATGAGACAACTCAGTATCAACTTGAACAGCTTGTTGAATACTTAACTCATAATGGTTTTTTGATTACTGAACTTAAACAGGAGGATTATAATGAATGATAATCTACATCCATTGTTTAAAAACATCTTAAAAGGTATAACATCTATACCAAATAAATATGATAACTTAAAAGATATTGATCCTTCAATACAAGAATTCTTTGATGAAATGGATTTGGAGGAATAATGAAAACTATAATATGCCCAGTATGCAAAAAAGAAAATCATAAAAACTCTTATGTAAAGTTCTATAGAGACGAAAATGATTCCTATTGGCTAGTTATTCAATGTTCTTACTGTGGTACATTGTTCCCACAGGCTAAACAGTTTTATCTTAATCAGTTATCCGTATATGAGGATGATTATGATTTTGATATATTTGATTATATTGATAGTCATTCAGCATTAAATTGTGACACAGTTCTTACTACTGACCTATTTTGCCTATCAGTCGAGTTTGAAAATGATCTTTACGATACAATAAAAGATTTATTAAATTCTTTTATTCAATTCATTTCAAAGAATCAAACTGGATCAGAAAGGAGTTTGTTGCCATGAGAACATTTAAATGTCCACACTGTGAAAGAGAAGAACCTATGCATAATTTTTATTACATTTCTTTTAGCAAACTTCATAGGTTCTTTTATATTAACTTTGCTTTCTGTTGTCCTTATTGTAGAAAATTTATAACATATATAGGACACAAACAAGTAGAATCAGTTGTATGGAACAGATACGTAACTGAACACGAATATGACAACTCCGTAAAAGGATATGTATGCCTAAACATAAGTTTTCATTTAGAACTTGAAGCAAAATACAAGGAGTTCTTGTTCAGAAAAGGACAAGACTCTGATAGAAAAATAAATAGAGAATTCTATTTGTTACCTTAACAAAAAGGGAAACCTTAAATAAAAAACAAAACAAAGAAAGGAGATAGTATTATGTTTAACGTAACTATCAAACGTCCAGGCTTCGACACAATCATTGCAGAGATGAGCCAATTAATTACAGTAGGAGAACTTTTATCATCACGTAATATTCCAACAGACGGTATGGTAATCAAAGTTAATGGAAACACTGTAAACAACAACTATGAACTAACAGAAGATGCAGAGGTCCGTGTTCTTAAAACAGTTGCAGGAGCGTAACTGTTTATAAAGGGGAGCTTAATTCTCCCCTTTTTTATTTTTAAAGGAGATATTATGATAACAATATATAGTAACGAAAAATTATGGAATGAAATGACTAAAAATGGAACAAAGTACACCATTGATTTAGACATCTCAATAGAACAAATGAATAGGTTCATGGATGAACATAGATTTGTTTCAAACAATGAGTTTGAGGGAGTATACTTTATAATGATAAACTCTATATCTAATATAATAATGACTAGAAATTTTTTTAAAGAATTTTTTCCTCAACTAAACTTAACATATGATCGCTCATCTATGTTGACGACTGTTACATTCACAACAAAACCATCACAAACCGAAGGGTTTAATTATTCTGGACTTAAGATAGAGTCTGATGAACAAACTGAAGATTTTATTAACAAGGTAAAAGAATATCAAAGTGACTCTTTAACTGTCGTAGGTATTTATGAACCAAAAGCTCTATCAGTAAATAAACTGTTGTTTAGATATAACCATTATGAATATAGACTACCTTCTGTAGAAATGATGACTAAAATAGAGTCAGCATTAACTAAACATGAAGAAAAGTTCTATGTTTACTATCAGAATGAACACAAAACAAAGTTTGTATTCATTGAAAGCAATAGAGACAATCCAGCCAATAAAGCTTTCTATTTTTTAAATGATTTTATTATTCACACCATGCCTTTCCCTGAACAATCAATAGAAGACTTAACTTCATTTACATCATACACAAAGAAGAAAGCTTTAGATAATTGTAAAGATGAACTTGATAGACTATCAAAAACACTTGAAGAGTTTTATGATAGAGCTGTTGAGGCAGGGAATAGATATGAAAGTATATCTAAACAAAAGAACATGTTAGAAGAAGCTCTATCTATATCTAACGAAGAAGATAATAAGAAACTTCTTGAAGAACTTAATAAGTTCAAAGAGATAGATTCATTCATCTTACAATACCCTGAATACATCTTTGTAACTAAACCTTTACTTGGATTAGATTCAAGAACAGGACTGTTACATTTCTTAGGATCATATAAAGTAAGTGTTAATGTCAATAGTGGAAAAATAGGCTTTAAAAACTTAATGGGATCACCTACACACAATCAAGGATTACATATTTATACAGATGGTTCTCCTTGCTTTGGTACATTAGGACCAGATATGGCTAAACTTATTTCTACTGTTGATTTAGAAAACATAACAGCATACTTACTTAGTTTCCTTACAACTCCTAATGTTAATGATACATTTGGAACAATGATAGTATTATACCCTGTATTTCCAAGACAAAACTTAGAGTCTATTAATCTTGAAGAATATAATAAAGCATTAAATAGACAGAGTGTAACAAGGAAATCAGGATTATTTATTGAGGAAACCATGACACAAAAACTTATGATTAGCCTTTGGGAAAAATACTATAATGAAACTATAGAACCTAATATAGATTGGGTATATAAAGAAAAAACATCATATGATGATTAAGGAGAATAAATGATTAAGATAAGTAAAATTGCATTAGACAAAAGTCATGCACTTGTAGATAACTATCACGAAGAAATTTCTTGGATAGGGTTCTGCACTCTTGACGAACAATATAACATTACCATACATGACATATATTGTCCAGAGAATCAAACAACTTCTGCAGCATTAGTAACTATTACTCATGAAGGAGATAACGAGTTAATAGACTGGGAAGAAGAAATGAGAGCTCAGTATGGTAATGGCTCATGTAAAGCATGGTTCCATAGTCATGTTAATATGTCTGCTGCACCGTCAGGAACAGACAATGATACACTTAAGAAACTATCTAAAGGTCAGCCTTATTATATAAGAGTTATTATGAACAAAAAAAAAGATGTTCATATAACTATCTCTGCCTTTGGGTTTGAAGCTAAAGTTGATTCATTTAATACTGAAAACAACAATGAGTATACTGAATGGGCTAAAGAAATTATTAAGAAGATAATAAATAATCAACCTAAAACTGTTAATAATTTTAATTACGGAGTTAGACAATCTTCACTTCCTTTATTTCAATATGAAGAAGATGATTGGTATAGCTCTCAACCTGCTTACAAATACAGTTTTAAAACTAAGAGGACAAAATGATTAACACAATTAGACATCACTCTATTGTCCCTTTAGACAAACTTGAAGATCCTGCCCTTGTTATAGGGGCAGGAGCTATTGGTTCTAAAGTAGTAATTGAACTAGTTAAATTAGGTTGCACTAATATAACAATAGTTGACTATGATATTGTAGAAAATCATAACATATCGAATCAGTATTTTGCTCAAAGTGATATTGGCATAGCAAAGGCAGAAGCCATTAAGCAAGAAGCATTAAGACATAATACTTCAGCAAACATTATAGCAAAGATATGCGAATTTGATTATGAAGATCGCTATCCTTATAAGTATGTTTTCATTTGTGTAGATGATATGGATGTTCGCAGAGAGCTTATGAAAAAATACTCAAGAAGCAGACCTACTAAATTCATAGTAGAAGCTCGTATGTCTTATGATATGTTCTTTATTTATACTGTTACTAATATTGATATATATAAGAAATGGTTGAATGTTTCTAAGTATAGCAATGAAGACACAAGTGAAGAGTCTGCATGTGGATCAAAGATCTCTTTAGGAGCTACAAGTTCTCTCTGTGCTGGATTCATGTTACATTCATTTATTAATTTCTTAAATGAGAAGCCAGTAGAATGGTCACTAACAGTAATAACATATCCATTTGAAATAATAACAGAGGAGGGCTAATATGCTTGCCTACATCAACCCTAAAACGTACAGGATTCATATCTCATTTAAAGAAGTTAAAGAAGTTTATGATTGGATAAAAGAACAAGGCTTTCATTGTAATCTTGAACAAGTTACTCGGCGAAACGAAAGAAAGGGAGAAAATAAAAGTTCCTCAATAACAGTTATAACTATTTACAAAGACAAATTTATTTTTGGTTATATAAACATAGACGATCAAACAGAAATCATCATGTTAAACAGAAGATATAGCCAAACAGAACCCTATCCATCTATTAATAAAACAATGGATAGATTTAAGAAAACATTAGATAGCCTTTTTAAAGACAGGTTGCCTAACTTAGCTTCTATATATTAGGAGTAAATATGGATAAAATATTAGTTATAGAAGAGTTCTCTTCCTTAAGGGAACTCTCTATTTATTTACAAGAACCTGCTAAAAAAATATGTGAATTAATTCTTGACAAAGATATAGAAGATTATATTTTTGATTTGTTATGTAGTTTTTTCCCAGCAGGCATAACTTTAACTACACTTAATCGCTTCTTTGAAAAAGAATGCGTTGAAGTATTAAAAACCAATTATTTTGCTGACTTGTTTAGAGACTCTTCTTCACAACTTAAAAGAAAGATATATGAAGGAGAGACTGCAGATAATCAGCTTGAAAGATTAGAAGAACAACAATATTGGTAAAGGAGAATAATATGATACTAACTTTTGTAGTATGCGTAGCTTTAGTAACAGCTATTGCTGTAACACACTTAGCATTAAAAGATGATTATAAATCAAAATATGACAAATTATTAGAAGACTATTATAAGCTTCTAAATAAAAAGGAGAAGAAATGAAAACTTACAATAGACAAGAATACGAAGATATTTGTAAAGAGAAAGGAAAACGAGGTATAGGTGGTAGTCATGTAACAGGACTTATGGCTCCAAACAAATATCAATCACCTTACAAGATATGGAAAGAATCTTTGTATGGTAGGAATGAAGAAGAATATAGCCAAGCAGCTAAAAGAGGTATGGCATTAGAGAATTATATTGCTGATGACTTTGCTAAGCTTCATCCTGAATACAAAGTAAACATACTTGATGGTCTTGCATATCATAAAGATTATTGGTGGATGGTATCTCAAGTAGATAGATTACTTACTACTAAAGATAATAAGTTACATCTATTAGAGATTAAAACTACTAATGATATGAATGCAAAGATATGGGACAATGGTATTCCTATTCATTATTACTGGCAAGTCATACATGCTTTGAATGTTACTAAAGCAGACAAGGCTATCATATTTGCTATGGTAGGAATGGATAATCCTTACCAGGAATATGTTATTGATTCTCAAGATGAACAAGTTCAAAGAGATATGACAAAGCTTTTAGACACAGTTGTTGACTTCTGGAACTTTCATATTGAACGTGGTATAGCCCCTGAAATAGATGGCTCAGAAGCTACAAGTAAGTCTATTGATAGCTTAGCAAAGAAAGAAGAATTTGTTAATCATAATGTTGATATAGATAAATTAGGTGACGAAATTAAAGCATTAGAATCACAAAAGAAACTCGTAGAAGAAGAGATTGATACAAGAAAGAATAAGCTTAAACAAGCTATGGGTACCTTTGGCAAGATAACATCAGATAAATATTCTGTATCATATTCTCAATGTACTACAAGTTCTTTTAACTCTAAGAAGTTTAAAGAAGATCACCCTAATCTATATAGTACTTATACAAGTACAACAACATATTCTAAATTTACTATCACTGAAAGAAAAAAGAAAAATGTATGAAAACATAAAATTGATCTTGACACTATTCTTGATAAAATAAGATAGGAACTTATTGATGATGAAATTAATAAAGATATTTTGTATTACACTAATGATGACAAATTTGATTTTCTCTTAGAATATCTTTTTAATAAGGAGCAACAATGAATGAAAAGAAATCTAATGAAGAACATATAATTTACTTTGAAGATCTTATTGACAACATTGCAATAGAGTTAGACGAAGATAATGACATATGGGATGCTAATGATTACTATAGCATAAAAGAAATATATAACTGGAGAGATAGATATGAAGACAATAATTATAGCAAACATTAATGAAGTATGGATTACTTTTGATACTAAAGAACAACTGTTAGAATGGTTACCTGAACAGGTAACTGTTCCTTTTCCTGATGGTGAAAACTATAAAGAAGGAGAGGAACAAATTCTTTATATTGACGACATTCAAATTGGGATCTTAAAAGATAACATGATTTATCTTAATTTGTTTTACATTAAAACTAAAATTAAAGATAAAAAGTATTACAATTTCTTTACTAATGAACTTCAAAAGAAACTTAGTAAGATTAACTATGACAAAAGAAAATTAAACATATCAATTAATGGGAGTGATATGTGGGGAACACATTATAGAAAAGGATTGCCTGTGTATAACTTCAAAGATGAAATTAAAGTATTAAGAAATGAAAGGAGAAATGATGAAGATAATTAAGAACATCATTGACTGGAACATAGTTCCTAGAGGCTTACTTTATATGTTCTTTGGTCCACCTAAAACTCATAAGACAACAGAAGCTTCTCGTTGGTCAGAGAAAGGAACTGACGGTGTTTTGTTAGCTGACTGTGAACAAGGTGGAGACTTTGTTCAAGGAGCAAATAGAGTTGTAATAACAAGTCTTAACCCTCCAGAACGACCAAAAATGAAAGATGGCAAACAACTAATTGATAAAATGGGCATGCCTATCTTTGAAATTATTCCTCCAGAAGAAAGAGGATATGTTTATTCAACAGGTAAACATATTGGTCAACCAATGCCAGTTTATAGTATAGCTGAGTTCGTTATGAATGTTAAAGCTATGTTAGAGAAAGGAGAATTTCCTTATGATGCCATAGTTCTTGATACTATTGATGAAATCAATGATTGGGCAGAGAAAGAAGTATGTAAGCAACTGAACATTAAAGCAATAGGTGAAGGTGAATGGGGAAATGATTGGGCAATAGCTAGAGACAAAGTGTTTAACATAGTAAGTATGTTAAAGATGTTACTTCGTAAATATAATAAAGATCTTATCTTAATATCACACAGTAAGACTACTGCAGTTGTAAAGAATAAGGCACAATTAGGTCCAGACTTACCACGTGGATTATCTAAGAAACTTATGGGTCTTGCAGAGTTAGTTGGTTACACTTCAAAGAAAGAGCAAACAGGACAAGCATTTATGTCATTCAAAGGATTTGATGAGATACAAATGGGAGCAAGATTAAAGCCTTTAGCTAATCAAGAAATTCCATTTGACTATCAGTCATTTGTTAAAACTATAACATCATATACAGAATAGGAATTGTAATGAAGAACAATATAAAAAGAATGAAAAAAACAATTATAACATGTCCTATATGTAAACATAGAGACAATTTAATTGAAAGAACATATGTTAATCATGACAATGATAAACTTAATTATGTTTGTAGTAATTGTAACTTCTATTATCATTCAGATCAAAAGTTGTTTTCTTATGATACGATATACTTTGCTGAAAAGCTACATGAGAAATACCCCAATGTAGATAATAGAAATACTATTGTTGATGAAATCATAGACTTCTATTTCAATAAGTTTCTTGAGTATAAAAAACAAATAAGATTTAGAAGATTAAATTATACAACAAAAAGTATTATCAATGAAGCATTAACAAATGTAAATGACTTAACAAGATTAATTGAAGACATACATTCGATAATAAGAGATGAGAATAAAGTTATCCTTCTTGCTTCAAAAGGAATAATAGATTCTTATCAGCATGACAAGAATGAAAAAAGAATAAATAATATTATAGGAGAATACGAATGAGCTACACAATAGTTACTTATGATTTAGAACGATCAACAGCACCTAATTATGATGAATACTTATGGAAGAATGGATTCTATGAAGCCAAAATTACAAGTATTAAATATGAACCTGACAGAGAGAAAGAAATTTTCTGGAGAATAAGATACTATGTTCCCAGTGTTAATCAAATTTTTACTGACTTTATTACAGGTAATTTTCTTAAAGAGAATGGAGAGATAAAACCATCTTTCATACTAGGAAAATTAAATGAAGTATTTAAAGTTACAGGATTCAAAGGAGGATATACACCTCATGGAGAATTTATTGGATTCAATAACCAGCTTGTTTCTCCAGAAGACATTACCAACCATATGGAAACATTCTTAGAACACAAGGCAATAAACAAAGATGTGTATATTTATATCTATAACAATATGTATAAAGACAAAAGATATACAAATGTTTATTCTATCATTAAACCCAATACTCCTGAAGGCAAAGCACAGTTAATGAATAGAGTTAAATATGCTATTGATAATGAAAAGATTAAACCTGTTGAAGTTGTAATTCCTAAAGAAGAAGCAACAGAAATAACAGAAGAAAGTGATGACTTTATAGTTGATGGAATGCCGAGGTTCTAATGTGGTATTACGAAGTCACTGTAAACGTTAGGAAAAGAGCTACCTTTGTTCATGAAGATAAAGTCTTCGAGAAGATATTAATTCATGGAAAAAAAGAAGAGCTTTTTAGCAGTGTCTTTCAGTATAAAGAAGAAGATCTCTCTGACTTAGTTAACAGAAAATCAGTTTCTCAATTCTATGGAATAAGGAAAGCACACTATATTCCTCTTGATATAGACAGGGGAAATAGTTCTGATCAAAAAGTGTTAGATAATGCCAGAGAGATTCTTTCTTTTTTATTTAGGGAATTAAATTTACATGAAGATAATCTTTGGATATGGTTCAGCGGTACAGGTTATCATATTATGATTCATGCAGGATGTTTCGATTTAGAACCTGATATAGAATATCCTTACAAGATAAAAGAAACATTAAAAAACTTACTTGAAACATTTAACTTAGACAAATCTGTGTATAGTCGTTCAGCATTAATAAGATGTCCTTTCACTTTAAACATTAAATCTGGAAGATATAAGATACCATTATCAGCAGATGAGCTTTTTAGTTTAACTTACGAAGAGATACATATTCTTGCTAGTGATTATACAAATGTCAAAGAAAGAATGAAATGGTATATACATGAATCTAAGAATAAATTTGGTGACGGAGAGCTTAAAGAACATGTTGTTGCTGTTATCCCTACTATACGACAAATTAATGATGTTATTGAACCATTTAAAATGGCTTCTTGTATTCATAGGTTATGGGAATTAGGACCTCAACAAGGAACAAGAAATAATACCATACTTAGATTAGCTTCACACTTTAGAAAAAGTGGTATCCCTTCTGATGCTGCTAAGGCTGCTATACTATACTGGAATAATAATAGTTTAGATGAAGGATACGTAATGGAAAAAGTTGAGTATGCCTATAACAAAGGCTATCAATATTCATGTAATGATACCTTACTTAAAAAAAATTGCAATACTCAATGTATCCATTACGATAAAAAGAATATAGTTTTAGATGTTTATACTGCAGATGATATGCATAAAGAACTAATAAGCTATATCAATACTGATTATTCTAAACGAGTAATTCATTTAGATAAAATGTTAGGTTTAGATGAGAACAAAGATGTTAAGATATACCCTGGCGAATTAGTCACTTTTATGGGGGCTACAGGCACGAACAAGTCAACCTTGATACAAAACATTATCTTAGGAGTAAACTTCGTAAACGGGCAGTATTTTGACGTTCTACCTACATTTTATTTCGCACCTGAATTAGCACCAAGACTAACACATCGAAGAGCATTACAAATAGTATCTAATACAGACAAGATAGATGTATTAAATAAGGCTAATGAATTGTATGAACAATACAAGGATAGGCTAGATCACATTAGAGTAGTTGCTCAACCACCAACCCTTGCTAAGATAGAAGATGCTATTATAGAGTATGGAACTGATATAGTTGTAGTAGATTATATAGAACTTATAGACATTGAACAGAAAACAAATGAAGAGTCTAAGATAAAATATATTATGCAAAGGCTATCAAACATAGCTGTTCAAAAAGATATAATTATTATTATGGTCTCACAAATATCAAGATCATATTCAAGAGAAGGAGTGTTAGATTTATATGCTGGTCATGGATCTGGCGGTATCGAGAAGTCATCTCGAAAGGTTATCGGAATTAAATCTGTTCCTGATACTAATATAAGGAACATAGAAATGTTTAAAAACCAAGATGGAGACTTGTTTAATGTAAACATAGAAGTTTTACCATCATATAAAATGAGAAGAATATTTCCAGGAGAAACACATGGATTTGAAGTTGTTAATTAAAACTGCAAGCGAAGACGCAAAAAAGAAATATGGTTATAATAACCTTAAGGTATTAGCTAAACTAATAGACAGATGTTACGAAGAAAGCATTGTATCAGAAGACGATATAGAAGCAGCCTATCATATTCTTGAAAGAGAAATGAGACATACTGCTATGAAAGAAATTTTAGAAAATGTAGATGAACTAAAAAAATTAGCAGAAATATATGAAGATGAATCAAAAGAAATCTTTTGTTCAAGAGATATAGATTCATTTGAAGATATCAAAGGAACTGCTATTGAAAAATTAGCTGACGTATGGATTAGACTTGCAACCATGACTAACATATTATTACTAAGTAATAATATAGAAGAAGCTATCCGTTATAAAATGGCATACAATAAAGTTAGAACTGGCCATAAGAAAGGAAAACAAAAATGATAGTAGGAATAGACCCTGAAAAAAAAGGAGGTATTGATTACCTGCTGGTAGACAAAAAAAGAAATCAAACAAGAAGGAGAGTAACATGAGCAATAAAACAACCGTTGACAATACAATAACAGGTTATTGCGTAAAGTGTCGCCAATGGTTTCCTCCAGATTTTCTTGCGACACTCAGGCTCTCGGCTCATGCAGGTGGTGACGTTTGCCTGAACTGCCTTGCAGATAAATCATGGGG